AATGGATTTTAGACGAAATTGATATTGTCATTATTGATGAAGCTCACATACAGGAATTTAATTATATTTTTGAAAGTGGTTTATTAGATAATAAAATGGTTTTAGGTTTTACGGCTACACCTTCAAGAAGTGGTAAAATGAGACAGCTAGGTTTAGATTATGACCGAATGGTTAGAGGTCCACAAGTCAAAGAATTAGTTTCTAAGGGCTTTTTAGTCAATTGTGATACTTACGATTGCGGCTCCCCTAGTTTGGATAATGTAAGCGTTAATTCACAGACCAATGACTATAATTACAGCTCAATGGCTAAACAGTTTGACAAACCAAATCTTTATGCTGGATTGGTTAAAAATTACGAAAAATACACTCCAGGTCAAAAGATGTTAGTTTTTTGCTGTAATGTAGATCACGCTATAAAAACAGCTATTGAATTGGCTAAAAAAGGTTATCCTGTTAAATTTGTGAGTAGCAGTAGAGCGAAACCAAAAGAACCAGAAATAGGATGCACGGAAGGTAAAATTCAGAAATATAAAGAAAGCGTAAAAGCTTATGAATTTTACAAAGAAAACTATGAAAATTATAGCGGAGGCCGAAAATCTGTTTTAAAATGGTTTAAACACACCCCTTCCGCTATACTGGTAAACGTTGATATGCTAACTAAAGGATTTGACGAGCCTACTATTGAAGTTGTCGCGTTAAACAGAGCTACCAAATCAATGACTTTATACTTGCAGATGATTGGACGTGGATCTCGTGTCTTTAAGGATAAATTAAATTTTACTTTATTTGATTTTGGAGGAAACGCTCAAAGATTAGGAACCTATGAATCAAATAAGGAGTGGGGACTTTGGCATGAGGAGAAAAAAGGAGGTAGTGGAGTTCCTCCTTTAAAGGAGTGTGGTATTACTTCAAAATCTAAGCCAATTACTGGATCTGGCGAAGTTAAAAAGGGATGCAAAAGATTAATTATGGCATCGGTTAGTTTGTGCCCTTTTTGTGGATTTAAATATCCAGAACCAGATCCAGCCAAAGAAATCGATTTGCAATTGGCTGAAATAAAAGACGCCAATGGAGTCAGTATAAAAGTAAAGAGCTTTAAATTAATGAATTATTATGAGCTTAAAACCTACAGGCAAATTAAAGAGCATACAAGCGCATGGCTGTGGCGTCAATTATGGATTAGAGGAGGGGAGAAGGAGCTTAGGGCTTTTGCCAATTACGATAATTGGAGCGGCGGTACAACTCAGAGAGCTGTAGGATTTTGTAGAGGAAAATTTTAATTTAAAAACTAAAAATATGTTTAATAAATTAGTAAGGGACGTTATGATAATTATAATTATTGTAATAATTATAGTAATGATAGCAGGCTTTTTATTCGGTAAATATTATAATTCTTAAAAAAAAGAATTACAAACCCAATTAATTAAACTATATTTGTAACGCTTCTTATATTTTTCATGATTATTTTTTTTAGGTTATTGCAAAACTCCTTAGCTACCCAGTTAAGGAGTTTTTATTTGATCTATTTTTGAGCTGCTTATGTTTGTGGTTACTTGTGATCGAGCATAAGTAAGACCTAATCCAGTAAATAAAGCTTGTATCTTTACCAGTTCAGCATTTATTAAACCATCAGAAGCATTTAAGGATCCTTCTAAAGCACTAAATCTAACCGCATTATCTACATTACCACCAATTTCGCAACTACCATCAGTTTTTAAATGAATTGCAAAACTTAACGAACCATCCAAAGATTGCGAAAATATGCGCTTCTCCCCCTCCTGTGCTACTTGATTAGTATTTATATACCCTATTATAACTGGCTCGGAGTTAACCGCTGTAGGAGAGTATATGGCGGTCATGTTTTTTAAAGGCTGTGAATCATCTCCATAATTAGATGCAACCTTAGCCGTTTTTACTCCGTATTCTTGTACCTTTAAAATACGCTTTCCGTTCTCAATTACAAAATCCCTTACCTTGCTAAATGTTATCATATTTCCTATTTTTTTTACTCTATCTCAAATATATTTGTTGGTATTCCTCCCGTAAAAGCTTCAGGTGTTAGGCAGTTTACGGTCATTGTATCCGCTTCGCTATCTTCTTTATAAATTATTTCATTAATTACGAATTTTTGCTTTTTATAAATAAACAACTCTGGATTTATAAATTCGATTATTTGACCGCATAAAATACTTGTATCTATTTTAGGAAGCTCTAACCCTAACTGAATACCCCTTAACTCTGCTGCTAATACGTTTTGAGCGGCTTCTATAGTGCTAGTATCATCTCCGCTGGAAAGTATCTTACAGACGCTCCTTATTTGTTCAACGTTTGGATTTTTCACACCGTCAACCGTACTAACTCCAACATTTTCATCACTTGGTTGCCTTCTTACGGTTATGTCGCTATGGAAAGCCCTTCCATTAATAGCCATTTTGCTAGATAATAAATTTGATTCATCGTAGGATTTTACTGGTTTCGAGCCAATAAAAGCTTTAAAATAATAAACATCTCCTTTCTTAGTGTGACCAATAACTATATTTCTTTGGCTAGCTAATTGGGTTAAAAAAGAGGCTACGGATTGAGTCGGTTGTGCCACCGCCTTCTCGTAAACCAAATTCATTTCATTAGCCACATTGCTTTCGATTAATTGACCTATTCCAAAAGGCTTTAATAGCTGATCTGATATTTCGGATAGTGATTGATTATTTTTCTCCAAAGGATATACACTATCTGGTATGGTAACATCTTCTAAAATTCCGCTTTTTGTGTAACCGCTAAAAGATACTAATTGTGGCGTTTTTGTAGATGTAAAATCATTGTTAACAATATTACCAGTAAGCAGCAAATCCATATCGTTTGAAAATATCTCAATTTTAGGATATGTCAATGGCTTAAATATTTTTTGATGCTCAACGTTAAAAGGATCAAATCTAGCGTCAAAACTAAAAACACTGGCAAAAGTATCTAAATTAAATTTTAGAGTTAAATTGCTAAAATGATTAAAAAATTTATTTTCTATTTTTATCTTCATGGTTAAATTATTCTTTGATAAGCTATTTTTCCTAAATATAATAAGTAATTAATCTACCTTTTTTTATTCTGTAAATTTCGCTCAATCCAATTTTATTAATCCGTTTAAATATTTCTAAATTTTCATCACTTGCGAGTCCTAAAAACCTGTGAGTTAAGACTATTAAATTACTATCCTTTTCTAAAATAACACTCCTTTCTTGTCGAGCGTCAAAACTAAGAACAAATAAGGACTGACTTGTATATGTTACTAAATCAATTAACGAGGATTGCAAATCAATATCTGGCGAATATTCATCATTAATGTTTTCTAAAGGAATTTGATTTGCATCAATAGTGGCTAAATAATCATTATACAAACCAAACAATTCAGAATTTACACTTTCAATATCGGATCTAAGTATATAATCATCTAACAAAGGATTCACCGAAGATTTGGCTAAATTAGCGATCAAGGTTGCGGCCTGGGATTCAAAATAATATTTGCTTTGTCTATTTTCTTGATTTATTGTACTCTTAACCTCATCATAGGCTGATTTTACCGAATCTATTTTATTCCTTATATTCCTTTCAAAATTAGCGGGTTCACTTAAAACAAGTTGAGCGGTGCTAATTGCTACCAAAGTTTCTTGAATAAGCAGGTTTAAATCTCCTAAAGCCTTATTTTTTAACGCTCTATAATCGTTAAAGCTAAATTTATCTGGCTCAAACCTAGCGGCGGATATTTCTATTGATGATTTAAGATCGTTTATATCCCCTGTTTGAGGCTGAGCTTTTGAAACATAATTTTGTATTCCCAAACTATTAAGTCTTACAACACGATCTTCAACTTCGTCGGGTATGGAGTCAGAATCTTCTGGATAGTCATCAGCTATGCTTTCCCAAAATAAAACGTTTATTTCTGTATTGCCAAAACTATTATCATTCCTTTCTATATTAGTCGGATGACCATTTAAGGTTCCGTAAAAAGGATGAGTAATTGTCCACAATCTTTTATCCTTTGCGCTGTTTTCAAAAGCTTTGGCTTGATCCAAATTATCATCACCAGTAAAATAAAAGTTTAATGGAAAAGATCCAGATTCAGATTCTTTTCGATCTATAAAAGAACCTCGAACATTTATAAAATCATACTTTGCAAAATTTAGCTTTGTTGATTTTGCACTATCTCTCCAAAGTGGATAATAAACCGCTCCATCACCAGTTTTAATTGTGAACTTTATGTTTTCAAGTCTTTCCTTCCAAGCCATTATTTCCAATGTTTTTTAAGTTGATATTCTGCGTTTTTTTTGTAGAATATATTTATCTTTTTTGAAGCCTCAGTCTTTGCTGCTCTTATAAAACCTCTACCATTTACATTTGCGTTATCAGCTTTTTTTAAATAGAAAACTTTTTTTAGCTTAAACCTTGCGCCTCTCGATCCTTTACTTCTTTTTAATCCTTTTAACTCGTAAATCATACCCGTCCCTTTATTTTCTAAAAGCATGTATTTTTTTCCACTTGCCGCCGTTGACATAACTGCCGCGACAAATTTGGACTTTTTAGTTCCTCGGTGAGATCGATAAGCTTTTGAGGCTTTGTGGGCTTCTAGCTTGTTCAGTCTGTTTTTTCTTTTTAACCTTCGTTCCTTACTTCGAGATATTCTAGCATCATCATGTGGAACTAAACGACTAGTATCTAAATTTCCGCCAAACTCTTGTTTTTCTAATTCATTAGCGATATCAGCTCCTTTTTTAGAATTTATTCCAGCCATAGACACCATGGAATTAATCTTAAACCCATTGGCTTTATCAACCGTGCTAAATGCTTTTAAAAACGTTTTTCTCCTAGTAATAAATCGCTTTGCCCCTTGTATTGGAATCTCTTTTTTAGTCTCAAAAGCAGCATTGTTTAGCGTATTCCTAACGGCGCTAGGTAGAGCAGACCTGTGTAGCTTATCTAGCTTAACAGTCAATTTAATAACCTCGTCTGCATCTAGTTTTAACATGTTTTATATGTTCCACAAATTACCAATAAATCCACTTTTAAAATAAATCTTAGAATCCTGTGTAAACACCTGACCGTTCGTATTATTAAGAAACTTTTCAAAATTTCTAGTTTCTCCAGTAAATGGATAGCTATATAAATTACCATTTATAAAAGTAAAAAACTTAGAATCCTTTATAAAATAGTTTGTTGATTTTTGAAAATCAGAATTTAAAGTAATATCTGATGATTGAGTAAATTCAAAAGTTTCCGAATCAAAAGAATAAGCTCTCATTTTAAAATCATCGGAGCTATTATTACCTAGGTTGCTTAAATAAACAAAACTGTTATCAGCGAATAAATATGGAACGTGATCGGTTGATGTTTGTTGAGTGACTGTAAATTTATTTACTACCGTTTCCAAATTTGTCAAGTTGAAAACATAAATATCGTAAACCGTGGCGGCGTCTGTTTTTGCTAAACAAATTAAAGCTCCTTTATGAATTACTGCATCGTAAATTAAAATGTCGTTATCGCCTTGATCTACTCTAATAACTTGCTGAACGTTGGTAGCTTCTGGCCCGTTATTCAAAATAAACCCATCAGATAAATAATAGCTAGTATTGCTTGAATTATAGCTTAACA